TCACGTTCTCCGGGTCGCGGTCGAGACCCGCTGAAGACGCACCAGAAGGTTACTGACGTTCGCCACATACCACCGCCCACCACGCCTTGTCTGGATGCCGCGTCTGTTCAGCTCGGTGGCGATGGCGCGGAGGGTGGTGTGGCCCTCGGTGCGGATCTCGGCGAGAACTGGTTCGAGCGATCGGGCGAAGGTGTCGGCGTTGGCGGTGACCGTCTGGCGGAGCGCTATACCGCCCTTCCCTGCCCGCCTGAGCGCAGCGGCGCCGTTTGGGTTGCCGAGTTTTACCCCACGCGCCTTGGCGGCGGCCAGCGCCTCTTTCGTGCGGCGCGAGATCGCCTCGCGTTCCTGTTCGGCGACGAGCGCCATGATGCCCACCGTCAGGCTGTTGGCCTGCGGCATGTCGCAGGCGACGAAGCGGACACCGCTGTCGCGCAGGGTCAGCAGGAAGGCCGCATTGCGCGACAGCCGGTCGAGCTTGGCGATGACGAGCGTGGCAGCGGTCAGACGCGCGAGGTCAATGGCCCTGGCCAGTTCCGGCCGGTCCACCTTTCTGCCGCTCTCGACCTCGGTGAACCGGGCGAGGAGCTCCGCGCCCTGCCCTTTTGCGTAGTCCTCGATGGCCTTGCGCTGCGCCTCCAGGCCCAGCCCGGACCTGCCCTGCCGTGCGGTCGAGACACGCGCGTAGGCGACCAGCTTGGGTGATGAGGCAAGACCCTTGTCCATGTACAGACCTGCGCAACCTTCGTTTGGCAGTTTTGTACATGCGAACAGTCACTTAGTGTAGGCCTATCGAGATGCGCCGGAGCTGCCCGTCACGGCATCTTCGACCTCTGCCACCTCCGCGTCGTCCGCCCCGATCAGCGGTCTGCTGCGTTGGCCGTTTCCGTCGGAACTGACGATGACGATCTCGGTCGGCATCCGGACCCCGCCCACTGCCCCAGAGGGTTCGGGCAGCCGGGCGCGCGAGACCGGGGTCAGCCCCAGCTCGGCCATGAAGCGCGCCATCAGCTCCAGCTGCTTGTTGGCCACCGACAGCCAGGGCGATTGCTGCACGTAGCCGGACGGCGTCTTCAGGAGCATCGGCGTTTCCTTGAGCTTCTCCTCCGCCTCGACCCAGCGGGCATAGGCCTGGCAATAGGCCGCCAGTGCGGCCCGATCCGCCAGGGTGAGGACACCGGCCTCGAACATCGGCGTGGCCAAGCGGCGCCATTCGTTGCGCGCCGCCCGGTCCAGATGCGCGGGACAGCGCGGAAGGCCCGCGGGCCCCTGTGGCGCCGACCGGCTCGGGCGCGGCTTAGGCCCGCGCATCCGTGAGCCCCTTCGGATCGGGCCTCGCCTGCCCTGCGGCCTGTCGCTCTGCGATCTCGTCGAGCCGGGCCCTGATCCTCTCGCCGGCACTGATCCCCGGTGTCACGGAGACCTGGGCGGTATGTACGATCGCCGAAGTCTCGCGCCAGCCCGCCTGCGTCTTGAGGTAGAAGATCGACGAGGTCGTGCAGCCCGACCGCGCCTTCTGCAACAGACCGTTTGCCACATGGGCGATCGCTTTCGCCTTGCCCCTTTTATAGCGTGCGAGAACCTCCGGATCGCGCTCGCAGATGGCGCGGAAGGTGTTGCGGGCGATCCCGAAGTAATCCGCAATCTGCTCCTGGCTCAGGAGCGCTGCCAGCGTCTCGACCTCGCGCACCTGATCGGGGCTCAGCGTGACCGGCGGACGTCCCATCACACGGTCCTCTCACGCGCGTTGAAGAGACGCCGGAGCGCATAGGTCCGCATCAGCGAGACGGCGGTGAAGACAGCGCTGATCCCGAGGTGCTGCGCCAGCGTGGCCTGCAGCCCGACGGCGGGAAACACCAGCAGCTGGGTGCCGAGCGCGATCAGCCAGCCGATGGCGACATTGGCCATGGCCTCGATGGCCGACTGCCCGCGCGACTGGGTCATTCCACGACCTCCGGCTCGAGGTCGTCAAACCGAGTGCCATCCTCCCGGAGCGCGTCGTTGCCGGTGAAGCGCTGCCAGCGGGCCACCGCCACGTCGACATAGGCCGGGTCCAGTTCCATCCCGAGGCAGGTCCGCCCCGTCGTCTCGGCCGCGATCAACGTGGTGCCGGAGCCGGAGAACGGCTCGTAGACCGCCTGGCCGGGGCTTGCATTGTTCAGCATCGGCCGGCGCATGCACTCGACGGGTTTCTGCGTGCCGTGGATCGTCGCGGCATCCTGATCCCGGCTGGGAATGTTCCACAGTGTCGATTGCGTCCGGTCCCCCGACCAGTGCCCCTTGCCTCGGACCGCGTACCACGCGGGCTCGTGCTGCCAGTGATAATGCCCGCGGCTCAGAACCAGCCGCTCCTTCGCCCAGACGATCTGGGCCCGGATGTCGAAGCCGCAGGCCATGAGGCTCTCGGCCACCGTGCCGGCATGCAGGGCCCCGTGCCAGACATAGGCCACCTCGCCCGGAAACAGCGCCCAGGCGGCGCGCCAGTCGGCCCGGTCGTCATTGGCGACCTTGCCGGTGCGCTTCGTCTTCGCCGCCCCTGTCTCGTTGCGCCAGGCCGGATCGTAGTTCACCCCGTAAGGCGGATCGGTGATCATCAGGTGCGGGCGCACGTCCCTGAGGAGCCGGGCCACGTCGGCCTCGGATGTGGCATCGCCGCAGAGCAGCCGATGGTTGCCAAGCACCCACAGATCCCCCGATCTGCTGACCGGCTGGGCCGGCGGCTCCGGCGTCTCTTCCTCCCTCGGATCGGCCGCGCCATGCCCCAGCAGCGCATCGAGTTCCGCACCCTCGAAGCCGATCCCGCCAAGATCGACGCCCAGCTCACTCAGATCCGCCAGCTCCAACCCCAGCAGGTCCCTGTCCCAACCCGCCTGCTCGGCCAGCCGGTTGTCGGCCAGGATATACGCCCGCTTCTGCGCCTCGCTCAGATGGGTCAGCTCGATCACCGGAACATGCTCGAGGCCCAATCTACGCGCCGCCATCACCCGCCCATGCCCCGCGATGATGCCGCTCTCGCCATCCACAAGCACAGGATTGTTGAACCCGAACTCCCGGATCGACCCCGAAATCCGCGACACCTGATCCTCGCTGTGGGTGCGGGCGTTGTTGGCGTAGGGGATGAGATCAGCCACCGACCGCTGCTCGATCGCAGCCGCGCCGTGCACGCCAATCGCAGGTCTCACTGCCATCCTGAAGCCCCCTGTCAAAACCCTTTGGCCTGTACAGAGGATATCAGAAATTTCAACCCATTGTAATCATGACACTTTTTGACACGAGACGTCACTGACCGTCATCTGCACGCCAGCATCTTCAAACCATCGCGTTCGTTTGGCCGGGCTTGCCGCACGATACGTCTGGCTCAGGAGAACCCCGAATGATCCCTGACCACAGCCGTGATGACAGAAATGACAGATTTCCGACTATCCCCCATATCCACGACCTCTCTCACTATACGTGGGATAATGGAAAACCTGTCACTTTTGTCATTTGCGGATCCCCGCAGGGCCGCAGCCGCGATGGAGGGTGCTGAACCTCACATTCGCCGAGAGCGGAGGGTCCGGATATCCAGACCTATGGATCATCCGGTTTTGCTATAGGCTTTCCTGACATGAGACCGACGACGATTACCAGAATTCCGCCCCTCAAGGGCGCGCCGCAGATAACCCGTCTCCTCCGGGACCTTTCCCCTGAACTGTTCTCCAACTGGCTTGGGACCGCGGCAACAGCCGACGTCACGGACTTTGCCCCGCCGGGCCTTGCACGGCAGGTCACTTCGGTTGACATACGGGACCGGCTGGCCGAACTGCATCCAGACAACCTGAGCCTTCTTGAGCGGGAAGCGCTCAGAATCACCCGGCTCGACACCCCTCAAGCGGACGCTCTGCATCTGAGGTTATCCGAGAGTGTTGCATTCGAATGCCGCGACGACCTCGAGGAGTTGCCCGGAGCACTGTTCAGATCGGCATGGTCCTTCGCCGGTAAACCCGCGCTGTTCCGACATGTCGAACGCGCCATGCAGATGCGGAGCTATCGTGAGCACCGAACGATTTACGAAGCCTATGAGGTCGACGGGCTCATTCAGATCGGCATCGACCAGATCGACACGGGGGCTCTTGAGGAGATCATCTCCGAGAAGATCGGTCTCCGCGATAGCTGCGTCATCGAGGCGGTCGAGTTGCCGGCGGGCGAGGACGGCCGCAAAGAAATCATGCTCGCTGTCACAACTGGTGGTGCTTTGGCAAATCCCCAGACTTTCGAGCCCGACAAGCGTATCCGCTCGATCCAGTATCGACCGGCTCAGGAGTTGATCCTCGTCTACAAGCCGGACCTGGGCCAGGTGGAAGTCTGCGGACGGCAATGGACCGATCGCAAGGCGGTGGCGCGGACCTTCGCCTCCCATGTTCTGGAACAATCGCTGTCCGAACGCCCTCTGACCCAACGCAATTACGACCTTCGTCCTTTCCGCACCAGACTGAACCCGGACATTCCGACGGCGCTCCGAGACAGGGTGTTGTCCTTGCACGTGACCGAGGCCCGCTTCGCGCTTGGAGGCTATAATCGCAAGCTTACGGTCAACGTGCTCCCAGGCGAGCCGATCGACGAGATCGCGAAGGATGTGCTCCAAGGACTACGGTCGCGCCACGGCACCCCGTTTCTTTGCGATATCGAATTGCTTGTTGATGTTGACCGCGGTGACCGTGGATCAAGGAAGTTGCGCTTCAGGGTGACCAACCAGAACCGGTCGACACTTCAGGCGGAAACAGACCCGGAATTGCGGAGCATCGGGTTCGAGCTCCTGACGGAACTCGGGGTCGTCGCTCGGGTCTCCGAGCGATCCCCTGAACTCACAGCCGAACTGTTGCCGGCATTGCTCAAACTACTGTCTCACGCGAACGACACCATCAGCGCCCTGGAGTTGCGTGAACTCGACGTCAATACCGATCGCCTTGTGAAGGCTGATTTCCTGAACCAGCGAACCATCGCAACGGAGATGCTGATCGATGATGATGATCTCGGTCCGATCGAGGCCACGAGCGATGCCGACCTCGGTCGGGACACGGCCTCCCTTCACATCGGCGAGGACGTCATCCTTGGAGACGCGCGACTCGACCAGCTTCTCAGCTGGACCATCAATCGAGACTTTGTCCGGGAAAAGGTCCTGTCCGCCTTGTCGCCGCTCCAGGTGGCCACGCGTCCCGAGGATCTTGGCCAAGGCCTGTTTTCACTGGGTTCGGGCCAGATCGGTTCGGATCGGCTGCCGATATACCTTTGGGAAAACATCGATGACCTCAAGTCTCTCGAGCGGGTCGACAGGCTCTTGCGCAGCAAGGCGGATCGGGCATCCGGTCTTGTCGTGACAGCCGGCGATTGCGGCATCGGCTATCTGGGAAAACACTTGGTCGTGAACCTCGCCGAGACGATTGACATCGAGCTACACCAACTCGACCTGGCCGCATTGGAACTGCTCTGGGCGAACAGGCGCCGCAGCGCCGCCTCCGCGGATGCCGTCGACTTTCTCGACCACGGCGATCGGGCTGTCCTGTTCGTGCCGACCGAAGACCCGTGGACGATTGTCGGCGAAAGCCGGGTCAAGATCGTCGAGAAGCTCTATCTGGCCCATGTCAGCGGACAGAGCGCTGTTCGGACCCGCGATCTGCTTGACCACACAGGAGCGAACAGTCCCTCTGCCGCTTTCGGAGCTGAAGACTGGAAGGAGCGCATCGAGGACAGATACATTTACAGCCCTCGCCGTGGCTTCTGGTCTCTGAAATTCGCCCCGACATAGGTTCAACATCCGACGAACCGCCGACCGGCAACGATTCGCCGCCCTAGACGGTCTCCGAAGCAGACGGAGACCGACATGACAGACCATCTCACCACCCTGATCGACCAGTTGCCGCGGCGGCTGACAGAGCGCGAACTTGCGCGTCATTGGCGGATCAGCCAGCGAACGCTGCAGCGCTGGAGGGAAGCCGGCACAGGTCCGTCCTGGTTCAGGATCGGCGGCCGGGTTCTCTACGGGCGCGATGAGGTCCGTGCCTTCGAGAACGCCAATCGCTTTCCCGGAGCGGCAACGTGAGCGCGGCAGCGTCCCCGATGACCGCCGCCCTGGCCTATGCGCGTCGGGGATGGCATGTCTTCCCGCTTGGCGCCGACACGAAAGGGCGATCGGCCGACAATCGTTCGTCCCACCTGCTGGCGCGGGGACACAAGGCTGCGTCGAGCGAGGCCGAAGTGATCCGCGATTGGTGGACGCACTCACCAGACGCCAATATCGGGCTCAGCCTTGCGGCCTCAGGGCTCGTGGCGATCGACGCCGACCTCTACAAGCCCGATTGCGCCTGGTCCGAGATCTCGGACGGAAAGGTTCTGCCACCGACCTTCACCCAAGCCTCGCCGAGAGGCGGGCGCCATTACGTCTTCTCGACAGACAACGGCGTGACGTTTCCCGGGCGTCTCTGCCCGGGTGTCGACATCAAACATCACGGCTACATCCTGCTCGCTCCGTCGACATTCGAAGGCAAGCCCTACGAAATCATCAATGACGCGGCACCCGCCCCCTGCCCCGACTGGATCGGCGCGCTGTGCTCTGCCGAGCAACCGAAGACAGGCTCGGTCACGTTCGACCGGAGCCCGGCATGTTTCGCCGAAGTCGCCGAGCTCCTGGCCTCGATCGATCCGGACGCCGAAGGTTACGATGCCTGGGTCGAGACCCTGCAAGCCCTCCATGCGCATTTCGGTGGACGTGCCGAGGGGCTGGAATTGGCGGACGACTGGTCCAGAGGAGGAACAAAGTACAAGACCGGTGAAGTCGCGGCGAAATGGGCGGGGTTTCTCCCTTCGGGCGGCGTGACCATTGCGAGCATCGCGCACAGAGCAAGGCAGTCCGGCGCGGATCTGCGCGAGATCGCCCGGCGCCACAAGGCAGGACACGCCCTCGACTTGGGCAATCCCTCCCCGCGACCCGTCGACCGGACGGAGCGCCCGTCCGGATCACCCGATCTGTCTCACGACGCCCTCGCGCTCGCCCTCGGCCGGGAGGAGTTCGATGCCAACGCCCGATATGTCGCCACGGAAGACAGATGGTATTTCTGGACCGGCCGCCATTGGCGGGGTGATAACCGCCTCGAACACCTCACGCGGGTCCGCAGCTTCCTGCGACAGGCTGCCAACGCCATGGCAGCGGGAAAGCCCGGGAAGTCCTCGGCCAGCAACGTCAAGCCTCTCAAGAGCAACGCGACCGTCACGGCCGTGGCCGCATTGGCCCGGACCAATCCCGCCTCGGCGACGCGCGCCGAAGACATGGACAAGGACCTGCTCCTCCTTGGCACCCCCGCAGGCACGGTAAACCTTCGGACCGGAACACTGCGCGCGGCCGAACGCGCCGATCTGATCACACTGCAGACTGCCTGCGGGCCGGCATCCCCGGGCGTTACACCGGCCCGGTGGCTGGACTTTCTCGCAGAGGTCACTGACGGGCAGCAGGAGATCATCGATTTTCTCCAGCGCGCCGCTGGCTATGCCCTGACCGGCTCGACCGAAGAACACAAGCTGCTGTTCCTTCACGGGACCGGCCGCAACGGCAAGTCCGTCTTCCTGAACACCCTGCTTCATATCTGGGCCGACTATGGCCGCCGGGTCGCAGCCAGCGTGTTCCTGTCGAGCCAGACCGAGCGCCATCCGACCGATGTCGCCAGTCTACGGGGCGCCCGGCTTGCGGTGGCCTCGGAGCTGCCACGCGGCAAGACCTGGGACGAAGCCGTCATCAAGGACCTGACGGGCGGTGACCGGATGACGGCCCGGTTCATGCGGCAGGACTTCTTCGAGTTCGACCCCCAGTTGACCCTCCTGATTGCGGGCAATGTCCAGCCCTCGTTCCGGGGTGTCGACGCTGCCATTCGATCCCGCGTCGTCCTCGTCCCCTTCACCGTCACGATCCCCGCCGAACGACAGCAAAAGGATCTGGCCGTGGTTCTGAGGGATGAAGGTCCCGCGATCCTGCGATGGTGCATCGACGGCGCTCTCGCCTGGCAGAGGCAGGGGTTGGCGGTCCCCGCCCCCCTGGTGGAGGCATCGCAGGCCTATTTCGACGAGGAGGATATCGTCGGACAATTCCTGATCGACGAAACGATTGCCGATCCACAGGGCTATTCGAGCAACGCCGATCTGATCCTGCGGTTCAATCAATGGGCGGACCTCCAGGGTTTGTCGCGTTGGACGCAGCGAACGCTGATCAAGGAATTGAAGACCCGGGGCTTCGAGGACGGCCGCACCAGCACATCGCGCGGCCTGAAGGGACTGAGGTTCAAATGACCGATACCCGTCCGCCAAAACGCCCCAACCCGCTCTCCCCGTTTCGCATGACGCCCCCCGAGCGCCGCGCAGAATTGTGCGGTCTGCTGGCCCTTGGCCTTATCCGTCTCCGGATACGCACAGAGGATGCCCGGGAACGCGGACCGGAGACATTTCGCTACACAATCCGGCCGCCCGGAGCGGTCATGCAACTGCAAATGACCGGAGAAACGCATGACAAAACAAGATCCCATTCCCGCCCGCCTGGCCGCGCTCAAGACCACGTCGACGCCGGAGCTGAAGGCGCAGTGGCGCGACTTGTTCGACAGCGAACCACCGCCGTTCAACCGTAGGTATCTGGAAAGCCGGCTCGCGTACCGGATCCAAGAACTCGCCTATGGCGGGCTCAAGCCCGAGACGATCCGGCGGTTGGAGCGGCTTGGCGAGGAACTGGACGGCGGCGACAGCAAGAAGCGCAGCATCCGCGCCGATCGCGACCGCCCGATCACCGGCACGCGGCTGCTGCGAGAATGGCAGGGCGTTGAGCAGATCGTCACCGTAACTGCCGACGGCTTCGAATGGCAGGGGCGGCCCTACAGGTCGCTGTCTGCCATCGCTCGCGCCATTACGGGGACCCGCTGGAATGGGCTGGTCTTCTTTGGGCTCAAACGTCAGGGACGCCGGTAATGGCAGAGGTGAAGCTAAAACGCCGCTGCGCGATCTACACCCGGAAATCCTCCGAGGAAGGGCTGGAGCAGGAGTTCAATTCGCTCCACGCCCAGCGCGAGGCCTGCGAGGCCTACATCGCCAGCCAGCGGTCCGAGGGTTGGGTGCTCGTCCGCGATCAGTATGACGACGGCGGCATTTCGGGCGGCACGCTGGAACGGCCGGGCCTGAAGCGGCTGCTGGAGGACATCGAGGACGGGCTGGTCGACGTGGTGGTGGTCTACAAGATCGACCGACTCAGCCGCTCTCTGGCGGATTTCGCCAAGCTGGTCGAGGTGTTCGACCGGAACGGCGTGACCTTCGTATCGGTCACGCAGAGCTTCAACACGACCACCTCAATGGGGCGGCTGACGCTGAACATCCTGCTCTCGTTCGCCCAGTTCGAACGGGAGGTCACCGCCGAGCGGATCCGCGACAAGGTCGCCGCCAGCCGCAAGAAGGGCATGTGGATGGGCGGCGTGCCGCCCTTCGGCTACCGCGTCGAGAACCGGAAGCTGGTGGTCGACGAGGAAAGCGCCACGCATGTGCGCTGGATCTTCGCTCGCTTCGTCGAGATCGGGTCCTGCACTGAACTGGCGCGTGACGTCAGCGCGCGCGGCCTCCGGACGCCGCGCGGCAACCGGATCGACAAGAAATACATCTACCGGATGCTCAGCAACCGCGCCTACATCGGCGAGGCGGTCCACAAGGGCGATAGCTACCCCGGCGAGCACGACGCGATCATCGATCCCGAGATTTGGGACCGCGTCCACGCCATCCTGCAGGAGAGCCCCCGGAAGCGCGCGGCCCGCACCCGCGCAGAAACACCGGCGCTGCTGAAGGGGCTGCTGTTCGGGCCCGATGGCTCCGCGTTCTCACCGACGCATACGCGCAAGGGCGACAGGCTCTACCGGTACTACGTCAGCCAGACAGTGCTGAAGCATGGCGCCGGATCATGCCCGGTCGGCCGAGTGCCTGCGGGCGAGATCGAGGGCGCCGTCATAGACCAGCTCCGCGCTGTCTTACGCCAGCCGGAGATTGTTGCGGGGACTTGGAAGGCGGCGCGCGCCCACGCCGAAGATATCTCCGAGGCCGACGCACGCGCGGCCTTGCAGCAGCTCGACCCGCTGTGGGACGAGTTTTTCCCCGCCGAGCAGGCGCGCATCGTGGAGGTGCTGGTCGAGCGCGTGGAGATCGGGACGAACGGGTTGAACGTACGGCTCCGTGTGGATGGGCTCGGCGGCCTCGCACGCGAGATGGTGGCCGGAGACATGGGAGCGGCCGCATGACCCGCGGCACTCTGATCCCCGAAACGGTGACGCTCCATGTCCCGTTTCACATCGTGAAGCGCGGCGGGCGGAAGGAGATGCAGATGCCCGACCGCGTCCGACCGGAGCGAACGGCGGACAACACGCTGGTCAAGGCGCTGGCCCGCGCCTTCCGCTGGAAGCGGATGCTCGAGTCGGGTGAGTTCGCCACCATCGCCGAACTGGCCGAGCGCGAGGGGATCGCCTCCTCCTATATGACGCGTGTCCTACGCCTGACCCTGCTCGCGCCAGATATCGTCGAGGCGATCCTCGATGGGAAGCAGGGGCCGAAGGTGACGCTGGTGTCGGTGTTGGAGCGGTTCCCGACCGAGTGGAAGGATCAATTGATGCACTTCAAGCTTTGGGTTCACAGGACGTAAGGCCACGGCCACCCCTCCAAGCAAAAACACTACGGCAATCCAAGAACCTGTGAGAAAGCCCTCCGCGCTTAACCGAGCGCTTCTAGTCAACTCAAGTTTGACCAAAAGTTTTCTCCCGCGCTGGAGTGCGCGGATTGTCCCGACGTGCTAAGCATCTGGGTGAGAATGGGAATCGGAGTGACGAGTGGCGGACGGCTTCATCGCGTTCGAGCTGGATTTGATGGGCGCGGTCATGAACCAGCTCGTCCCGACGCTCGATGCCATGGCCAGCGCGCCTCTCTCGCTGCAGAACGCGCAGGCGCTTCCCGATGCCCAAGGAGTGTACCTGCTGATCTATGACGGCGAGGTCCGCTATGTCGGAAAGACCGATGCCGAAGCCGGGCTCCGAACCCGCCTCGCCAGGCACTCTAGAAAGTTCGAGCAGCGGCGCAATGTGCGTCCCGAGGACGTCCAGTTCAAGGCCGCCCAGATCCTCGTTCTGACCGCGATGGATATCGAATCCAGAGTGATTGCCCACTACGGTTCCGAGTGGAACGGATCGGGCTTTGGGTCGAACGATCCCGGCCGGGAACGCGAAACGACGAACAAGCCCGAGCAGGGGTTTGACGCGCGCTTCCCGATCGATATCGACACTCCGCTTGATGTGCTCGAACCTGGACAGACGACCGTCCACGAAGCGTTGGTGGCGCTGAAGATCGCCCTGCCTTACACGCTGCGGTTTGAGCTCGAGCCTGGTGCAAAGGGCAGCCATTCCTTTCGGTTGCGCCCGCACCCCGACCTCCCGGCCGCTCCGCTCACCATCCCCGCGGGTCGATTATCGCTGCGCGACGCCATGGTCCTGATCAAAGCGGCCTTGCCCGCTGGTTGGCAGGCGACCTACTTCGTTAGCCACGTGATCCTCTACAAGGAAAACCGCCAGTATGCTCACGGAGTGCCCATCTAGGCTGCGCTTAGCTTGTCGCGCACGCCAGATGCGACGATCCGGGCTAGCTGGCAGGGCACGGCGTTACCGAGCTGCCGCATCGTCTCCGTCCAAGAGCCGTGGAACACCATGTCGTCTGGGAAGGTTTGCAGGCGAGCGCTTTCTCGTATCGTGAAATAGCGCACCGAGCCATCCGGCCTGCGCAGCATGTTCTCGCCCCCAGGAACACCGTGCACGCCCGCCTTCAGCGTCTTGGCGGGCTCGTCCAGAGGGCTTCCCGTGTGGCCAGCATAGGATCGGGCGCCGGGCTGGAACCTGTGGTCATGAAAGCCGCGCGCCGTGCCCGGTGCGTGTTCGGGATCCGGAAGATCGGAAATCGCGTCGCGCACGGTTAGCCACGGCTCGTCCAGAGGTTGATCCGCGATCTTCAGGGCCCGCGCCTTGGCCGCGCCACCTTCCGGCCGGTTCTTGCGAGCGACGCGGTGTAGGTCCCAATAGACCTCGTCGCGCCACTGCGACCAGAGCAGCGCGTCTCGCGAGTGTGTCGGCTTTGGGAAGTGCCACTCGATCCCGGTGTCCGCGCGGAATCCGACAAGGAAGACGCGCTCGCGCCGTTGGGGAACGCCATAATTTGCCGAGTTCAGAACCCGCATCACCACCCGATAGCGCAGGCCCTTCTCTGTCCCCTTGGTGTGGTGGTCCTCGAGGCTCGCGAGGTGGGCCAGCCATTCCTCGTCCCTCTTGGCAACGAGATCGGGATAGGTCAGCTGCAGACGGATGTATTCGAGGTAGTTCGCAAAGCTGCTGCGCGTGAGCCCCTTCACGTTTTCGAAGATGAACGCTCTCGGTCGAAGCTCGCGCACGGCGCGGATCGCCTGCGGGAACATGTCCCTGCTGTCGAGGAACGCCCGGTGGCGTCCGCCCATCGAGAACGGCTGGCAGGGCGGTCCGCCCGTCACCAAGTCAACGGAGCCGTCCACCGTGCCGAAATCGAACTGTCGAACGTCGCCCTCGTGGATCGGCCAGTGCGCGATCGGATCGAGGCCACGTTCCTTGTTCTCGCGAAGGGTATCGCAGGCCCAGCGGTCCCAGTCCATGACGGCGGCCGGTCGGAAGCCCGCTTGGCTTACGCCGATCCCGAGGCCCCCAGCGCCCACGAAGAGTTCGACCGATCTCATCATCCCAGGAACTCCCCGATCCGTGCCTGCATTTCTTCCCGGTTCTTCGTCTGGCATTCCCAGATTACGAGGACGTCCCATCCGAGTTCCGCGAGCAGGACGAGATTACGCTCATCCCGTTCTCTATTCGTTTCCAACTTCGGGCCCCAAAAGTCCAGCTTCGATTTAGGGAGCCTGGCAAGCTTGCACCCAGCGTCCAGGTGCTGGTGCCAGAAGCAGCCATGGACGAAGATCACCTTCATGCGCGACGGGAAGACCAAGTCTGGCGATCCGGGAAGCCCACGTTGGTGCAGCCGGTAGCGATACCCCATACCGTGAGTTAAACGGCGGACCAGCATCTCAGGCTTGGAGTCGCGGCCGCGCACCCGGCTCATACGCTCGCTTCGCTGTTCTGGTGTAAGGATGTCCACGAGTCACCATAGACTAGAGGGCTAAAAAGATCGACGCAGAGCCAGCTTCCGCGTGAATTATTAGTCCAGCCAAATCAATCTCTTGATACCAAGACGTTCCGCTGCACTCTCGACAACAGCGCGCTGCGAGGCCAACCCGAATCTTGCGGCGGCTTCGCTCAAGACCGCTGCATAGGGCTCGCCCGCCTCGAACGCACGCTCATGAAGAGCCATCAACGTCAACTTCCAATCGGAGGCCTTGCTCCAGGCGATCTGGCGCCCATCAGGAAGAAGGCAGCCATGCGGCTTGATGAACGTCGTGGTGACGACCGTAGTCTCTTCAATGCCGAGCACCCTGAAAACGCGCGCAGGGCTGGCTGAGGCCTCCCTCGTGTAGGACTTGAGAAGCGTGTCCTTGATGTAAACGCGGATTTTTCGCGGGTCCATGTACTGACCCAACTTCCCACCAACCGCCTCAGTTTCGGTCCACATCGAATAGTAACGCGATTTATCGGAAGCCGAGAGTGCGGACCAATTGAGCCGGTCAGCTTCCGACCACAATCGTTCCTTGATTTCTCGCCGTATGCCAGCAGGCACGCTCATTGCACGCCTCCAGGCTGCGGCGTTGTTGGGAATTCAAACTTCGGTATTTCAAGCTGCGCGTCTCCCTCGCGCAAAATCAGGTCCGCTTGATCCTTCATCCACTCAAGCATAAAGTTGCCTGCCGAGGTATCGCGGAAATTAATGAGATTGTGTCCGAGCGGCAGCCTTTCCAAGGGGCCGACGGAGGCTTTCTCGAGTTCGATTACTTCCGCTACTCGGCGGAGATCGGTCACGAAATCCATTACGATCACCTTGTCTTTCCCATGACTCAGGCGGAGCCCCCGCCCGAGCTGCTGGACAAAGATCCGACGACTGTGCGTCGCGCGCATGAAAACGACGAGATCGACATCAGGCACATCGACGCCTTCATTGAACAAGTCGACACTGGCTAGGACATCAATATCCCCTCGCCGAAACATCGCCATTAGTCGATCCCGCTCACGGGCTTCCTGCCTCGAGGAGATCGCCTCAGCACGCAACCCGTAGCCACGAAGCGTTCCCGCGAAGCTCTCGGCGTGATCGACGGTTGGAGAGAATACAATCCCACCCCGCCGCTTCTCGCCGCTGAACACTTCGACGATGTGCCTGGCCGCCTCCTCGTCTCGAGTTGGCATCAGAAGCTTCTTGTTAAGCTGGTTCAGGGAATAATTGTGCGAAGAAATTTCCTGTACGAAACCCCAGTCGATATTATCCGCCAGCAATCGGTAGTCGACCTCACTAAGGTATTTCTGCCTTAAGCCGTCCGATATTCCGAGCCGGACGAGTGGCTTACCCAATAGCTCGTCAATGTCGAAGCCATCTCCGCGCCACGGCGTGGCCGTTGCGCCACCAACCATAGGTGGCTCCAGCGCATCGAGGGCACGCCGGAAACTAGTTGAACCGATATGATGTGCTTCGTCGATAAGCACCAAGCCAAAGCTTGGCAAATCATCGACACGTCCAATAACGCTCTGGACTGTTGCAAAGGTGATCCCGTCGTAGAACGATGGGGTCTCATCACCCGAAAGCATATGCGTAGGAACCCACTTTGGCAGCTGATGCCAAAATCCAAACTGCAATTGCCGAATGAGCTCACGCTTATCGGCAAGAACAAGCACCCGATTGTCACGTATTAGGCCATCGCGATAAAGGTCAGCGACAACCTCCGCCATAACAATCGTTTTACCCAGACCCGTCGCTAGGGTCAGGATGCATTGATTTTCAACGCGCTGCGTGATTCACGGCTCGGAAAACGGAGCGGTGACATGAGCGACCTTTTCTGGCTGACCGACGAGCAGATGGCCAAGCTTTCCCCTTTCTTCCCG